TTCACACAAACATCATTGCCAAGTTCAATCTCAGAACAATTGCCGAAATGGCAAAGTCCAGAACTGGTGGCCGCACTCAGAGCGAGTATCGTGATGTTTTTGATGCAATGTCTCAGGCTGTGATCGAGGTTCACCCATGGGCTGAGTTATTCTTGTTTCCAGACCGATGGGGAAAGCTGCATGATCTTGAGGGCATTATCAAACAAGCTTGCTCCGAAGGGCAAAACAACGAAGAAAGCCTCATTTGGGAAACTTCAACGAACATAAATGAAGATGTAGACGAATCCAAAGAGCGTTGGAATTCGATCCAAGTTAAGGCCATGAAGATAATCGACAAGTTCAAAAAGGAGGTGAAGTGATGGGAACCAAGCTTGAGGCATTTATATTCGATATAGATGGAACTTTGTCAGACAACACTGGGCGGTTGCACCATGTTGTGCAAAGTGATGAAGACCACCTTTTGGGCATCCCATTTAAGAAAGATTGGGATGCATTCAACTCAGATTGCACACAAGACAAAGTTTATCCTGATGTGCTCAACATTCTAAGATCTCTTGAGCAAGAATATCAAATTATACTGCTGACCGGGCGAGACAACAAATACAGATCCAAGACTGTTGCTTGGCTAGAAAAGCACGGCGTGCAGTACGACCATTTGTTCATGCGTTGGTCTGGTGACAAAAGTGCTGACTACTTTGTCAAGCAGGAAATATATGAAAAGTACATCAAAAAAGACTTTGATGTGAAAGGCATTTTCGAGGACAGAGAGCGCGTTGTGAAAATGTGGCGCGAACTTGGGTTGACTTGCTTTCAAGTTAAGGAAGGTGATTACTAATGGCAACTGAAATAGCAAAAATTGAGAGTGCAATAAAATTAATAATTGATGATGCTATTGAAAGGGGCGTCATATCAAATGCACACTTGCAAATACAAGAGCCTATCCACAACGAAGGATTTTCCCACTCTTTTCAAGAAACAAGGGCGCACGACATTCTTGACAGCATGGCTAAAACCTTCAAGGAGCGCAATGCAGTTTACGGTGACAATTACAAAATGGTTGGCCACTTGATGCAAACACTTCATCCAACTGGCTTTGTGCAATCAACGGTTGAAAATCACGAGCTAGGTCACCTTTGGTCTCTACTAATTGTAAAATTATCCCGGTTCGCTATAAGCGGCCTAACCCACAAAGATTCAATTCACGACTTGGCTGTTTATGCAGCTATGATTGAGGCGATACTAACCAACAGGCGTCAAGATGCTGATTAGAATACATCAAAATCATTATGTCAATCCGGATTTGATAACCCACATAAGTGGAAGTCAGAGCGGAACTACAATAACTCTTGTCGCAACTCATGGGGGTCATGGTCGCCCTCACGGGTCTTCAGAATCAAACACTTTGTTCATAAAGGACATGACTCCAACTATGATAGTAAATGAAATAAATAAAGGTAAAAATCAAAATGGCTAAAATTTTAATAACAGGTTCTGGCTCAGGACTTGGGCAACAACTCGCAATTCAACTTCGTCAAGATGGTCACAGAGTTTATGACTTCGACATAAAAAATGATTGTGACGTCACTCAACCTTCAACAGCACCTGATTCACTTTGGAATGATTTGAATGACCATGGCTTGGACATTTTAATCAACTGTGCTGGAATAAACATTATTAATTGGCTGGACCAATTTGAAGAATCAGACTGGGACAGTGTTGTGAATGTAAATGCAAAGGGCATTTACATGATGAGCCGACAACTTTTGCCATTCTTGAAAGAATCAAAAGGCACAATTCTCAACATTGTCAGCAATGCAGCTCACATTCCAATGACCTGCTCGCTCGCTTACAACGCAAGCAAAGGTGCAGCACACATAATGACCTTGCAGCTGGCTCGTGAGTTGACCAAGGAGCACAACATAACTGTTTTCGGAGTCGCCCCAAACAAACTCTCTGGCACAGGCATGTCAGACGACATTGATAATCAAGTTGTAGAAACTCGCGGCTGGACAAAAGAGTATGCGCAGCAGTATCAATTGCAAGGCCTGTTGACCGGGGAAGAAACTCCAACTGAAAATCTTGCCGAATTCATCACCTTTTTGCTCTCCACAAAAGAGCGTCACAAATACTTAACTGGCACAATTCTGCCTTACGGAGCTTAAAATGAAATTTTTTATTGAACAAATAGCAATTGCACCAACCAACCCGGCAGCAGCCAAGCAACTATTGAGTGAGATGGGTGCTGTTGATTGGACCGAGGATCAAGTCGTAGCAAATGGAAAGGTTTTCGGGAAAGAAAATAGCAACACTGCAAACCTTTCATTCAATTATGAACTTGCCAAGTCATATGAATTTGAAGTTCTGGATTATGTTGAGGGTGAGAATTGGGTTAGCGATGGTCGTGAAGGAACTGTTTGCCATTTGGGGATGCACTGCACTGCGGATGAGCTTTGGAATTGGTGCGAGTTTTTCGCACAGCGTGGCATTGCCATTGCACAAGAAGTTTTCACCCAGTCTCATACAAATCAGGCAATAAAAGACTCCCGGCGTTACAATTATGTGATTTTCGATACCAAGGCAATATTAGGCGTTGATGTGAAATTCATCGTTCGCAAGAATGTAGATGGAAGTGACTACGCAGAAGGGGCAGACTAGTGATAGTCTTTGATCCAGAAACAACGGGATTGGTGGAGCCAGAAGCCATCCCGTTAAAAAAGCAGCCTCAGATAATTGAGTTCGCTGCAATAAAACTGGACAATGAAACTTTGGAGGAGGTTGAAAGATTTCAATTCTTGTGCAACCCCGGCAAGGAGCTTCCTCCACAAATAGTAAAGATCACAGGAATAAATGACAGAATGTTGAAGGGCAAGCCTAGCTTTGCTCACTACTACAATGACTTGGTTAAGTTTTTCCTCGGTGAAGATCAGTTGGTTGCGCACAACTGCTCTTTTGATGTAGATTTAATGCGCTTTGAGCTAATGAGGATGGGCAAATTGCTGCAATTCCCATGGCCACCCACCCACTTGTGCACGGTAGAGAAGACTATGCCAATAAAAGGCAATAGGTTGAGCCTAACAAAACTGCACGAGTACCTTTTTGACAAGCCTTTCCCCAGCGCACACAGAGCGATGGTAGATGTTGAGGCACTAACCAGATGCGTGATTGAACTGCGCAAGAGGGATTTGATATGAGTGACATGCCAAAAGTTATGCAAACGCTTTGCTTTTCAAATTTGAGAATTGCCAATGTTAAGCGTTTGGAGTCAACGCCAAAGTTTCAAAAATGTATTGACTGGACTCCATCACAATGGCTGCAAGCTCTTGTCGGTGAATTAGGAGGGTTGGCAAATAAGATGAAGAAAGTTGACCGAGGCGATTATATCAACATGCCAATTGATGGTCAGGCTGAAGTTCAACAAAAGTTGAAAGACGAAATTGCCGACGTTCAGATCTATTTGGATTTGCTTGCAGACAAGCTTGGAATCGACTTAGGCTCTGCCACAATATCAAAGTTCAATGAAGTGTCAATCAGAGTTGGGTCGGCAATATCAATAGGTCATGATGGCCAAGTTTACTATCTGCCGGAGGATTAGCAATGGCATTATCACCAGAACAAGACAACGCTGCTATCAAGATAAGAGACTGGCTCTCTTCCCCTGAACAGGTTTTCATGTTGGGTGGATTCGCGGGAACGGGCAAAACTTATTTGCTCGGTCACGTAATTGATTCACTGGGCACACACAATGGTCACGAGATTTTGTGCTGTGCCCCGACTGGAAAAGCTGCATCAGTTTTGATGAGCAAATTAAACAACAAATTAGTCAGCACAATTCACGCGCTGATATATGCACCACTCGGAGAAGACACAGCCAAGCTAGAGCGTTACATTGAGGAGCTTGTAAAAGATCCTGATAACAAAGAGCTGAAAGACAAAATAGATGATGAGAAAAAACGGCTTGCAAAGAAGCCAGTCGGATTCCAATTGTCTGAAAAAGAGAAGGTTTTGCCAGATCAGCTCGTCATAATAGATGAAGCCTCTATGGTCAGCAATGAAATGTTTAATGACTTGATGGCAACTGGGGCGAAGCTCATGTTCGTCGGCGACCCCGGCCAGCTTCCCCCGGTTGGTGATGGTGGTTGGTTCCTCAAGGCTGATTATGATATTGTTTTGCAAGAGGTTCAGCGACAAGCCCTTGAGTCACCGATAATTAGGCTCTCAATGGATGTCAGGAATGGAACCATGCGCAGAAGCAATTATCAATATCCAGATTGCCGCATTTCAAATAAAACAGAAGTCAGCAAGAAAGACTGGCTTGATGCTGACCAAGTGATAACTGGAACCAATGCATCAAGGAGAAGAATAAACAGATTCTTTCGCAAACAGCTTGGTCACATTGAAAAAGGTGAGTTGCCACAGAGATCTGAAAAGTTGATATGCCTGAAAAACAGCAAACCCATAAAAGGTTCTGACTTCAGATACATCAACGGTGTTCAAGCAGTTGTCATGCGCCCGGCAGAATATGACAACAAGGGTGATTTGAGGATGTCTGTTTTTTATGAAAGCAAAATGCTAGAAGACATTGCTGTTTATGATTACCACTTTGATCAACATTACAAGTCTGAGAGGCCAATTGATCCTTGGTTCATGCGCAAGGATTTGAAAGAGTTTGATTATGCATACGCTATCACTGTCCACAAGTCGCAAGGTTCTGAGTGGAACAATGTCATAATAGCGGACGACAAAATGCAGACCAACAATCGTGAGTTCAGGAAGCGTTGGCTCTATACTGCAATCACTCGTGCAAAGGAGAATTTGATATGGTCGGAATAATAGGATGCGAGTTCTCTGGTGCAAACAAAGCCAAAACCACTGATCTTCCTTGGCCACCTAGCCTATTTGATGAAATTCCAATGAGTGATCGATGCAAAAATCTGGTCAACAGGATATTGTTGAAGTGCTCCTTGGAAGACAGGGACTATGAAACTCCTTGTTGGGAATGGCAAGGTGCAAACTCAGGCGGTGGCAGAGGTGGGGGATATGGCAGGATAAAAGTTGACAGCGAGATTGCTGCAACACACAGAGTCATGTGGTCATGCTTCAATGGTTTTATAAGCAAAAATCGTCAAATTGATCATCTCTGCCGAAACAGGATTTGTTGCAATCCTGCACACCTAGAATCAGTAACCAATCAAGAAAATCAACGCCGCAAGAATATCGTTTACGAAGAAATTGCTGCAGGAAAAAGATAATGCCATACATTAAACCCGGTGATGGTCAGCCGATTAAAGACCACTTAGTTAGAGGCTTGCAAGATGTTTTCGATTTTGGCAAGTATAAAATGTCCACAGTCGAATTTGTCATCGAGGAAGATCCCAAGTATGTTGTTTGGTGTCTGAAAAATGTCAAGGAGTTTGATTTGAACCCGCAAGCAGATAAATTCTTGCAGCAATGCTTAGAGGAGGATGCATGATAAATCAATTCCCTCCAAGCAGCATAAATAGCAGCCCTTACTTTTACAAAACTCCAGATGATATTTATGAATGGCTTGCATGTCCTAAATGTAGCATGAAGCCTAGAGTTTGGTCATTCGACAATGGAAGGTACACAAGTTGCGGGTGCAGGAACAATTCCTACGATGGATTCACAATCGAAGCAAAATCAATAGGACAAGTTGTTTCAGAATCAGGTGGATCTGCAATTGGTTATGATCCGCATGAACTGAGAGAAAATTGGAACGAATATTGCAGGGGTGAAAAATGATACAACTAGGAAACAGAACAGAGTTTTCATTCCGCATGGCCTATGGCACTCTTGACCGGGTTCTTGCAACCAACCAAGATGATAAGTTTGCAGCAATTTGTGACAGGCATGGCACTTGGGGTCATTATCAGTGGCAAGTGCAGTGTGACAAAGTTGAAAAGAAGCCGATATTTGGCGTTGAACTTCATGTTTGTATTGATGAGAGCGAGCGAACCAAGCAACAACACGACTACATGCGCATCTACGCTGTTAACAATAAAGGATTGAAGCAGCTTTATGACATTGTCACGCATGCAACGGGCAACTTTTATTATGAGCCGCGCATTGACTATCAGCACTTATATGAAGAGCTGCAATCTGGAGATATAATAGTAATAAGCGGAGACATGCCAGATCTGAAATACTTGGAGCAATTCTCTTCTCATGATAATTTTTATGCGGGCATATCTCCAGCGACTCCAGAGTTCGTTGTGAATCAGGCAAGAGCAACAGCGTGCAAATTAGTTGCGATGAGTGATGCCTACATGCCGCAGCCAGAGGATTTCCCTGCATACGAGATAGTTGCTGGCCGTAATGCAAACAAAAAGACGACAATTCAGCACATCTTGACAGAGGATGAGT